TCCCATTGCTTCAATCGGAATAAATATTGGCAGACTACAAATGAATTCGTAATATTTCTTTCGAGTTACATCATTGGGTCTTATCGGATATGTCATCGCAATGGTATGTAGAAAAAACCAAAAATGTGGTCCCCAAACAGTAGGGTCTAATCTAAATGAAGAAGTAGGCATCTAAATTAAAACAACATAAAAACAACTGGATAATAACCTATATAATCCATAATTATAAATGAGTAAAAATAATGTATGTAATAATTGCGGCAAACAGGGTCATCTGTTCCACCAATGTAAGTTGCCGATAACCAGCTACGGAATCATATTGTTTCGGTCAACAAGCAATGGACTACAATATCTAATGATTCGCCGCAAAGACAGTTTCGGCTACATTGATTTCATCCGAGGCAAGTATGTCCAAAACAATCTAGAGCACCTAAAAAGCATTTTCAATGAAATGTCGGTTATAGAAAAGGAGGCCATATGGAAAAGCTCGTTTGAGACACTGTGGGCAAAAATGTGGGGCATTACCACAATGATGTCGCAATATAAAAGCGAAGAAATCGCGTCACAAAAGAAGTTCGACCTGCTAAAGGCAGGAATACAAATAAACGACGAATTGATATCAATTGACACGCTAATATCCGAGAGCACTACCAATTGGCGTGAGACGGAATGGGAGTTTCCAAAAGGCCGTCGAAATTTCCTAGAAAAAGACCTAGAGTGCGCCTTAAGAGAATTCGAAGAGGAGACCGGATATTCTAGGGAAAAAGTAAAAGTAATCGAAAACCTCATGCCATTTGAGGAGATATTTATAGGGTCAAATCACAAGTCGTATAAGCACAAGTATTTTTTGGCATTTACGGAAGACAATACGGATTTATTGAATGGATATCAGGCATCAGAGGTCAGCAAACTGGAGTGGAAATCGTTGGCTGAATGTTTGGATGCGATTCGGCCGTATAATTTAGAGAAAAAACAATTAATACTAAATATTAATAAAGTATTACAAGAATATAGATTATATTAATAATATATAGTAAATGAACCCTGATATAAAAGAGAAACCGAAAGAAAAGACAAAAGATACACTTTCAAATAAGGATAAATTGGAATTGGAAAAGGAAAACATGGAAGAGGCATTACAAAACCCAAATACAGACCAGTTTCTATATCCGTCACTAGATGACCCCAATTTCAATATAAAAATTAACAACAAGAAGGAATTTAGTAATGCCAAATATGACGGAACAATCGCCAATGTTGAAGACCGCGCCGACGAGCTCAGCAAAGTCGACTACGAATTGCTTCCACAACAGGCATTTGTGAAAAACTTTATGTCTTTTCAAACGCCATATAACAGCTTACTGCTATTTCATGGTCTAGGCTCAGGCAAGACATGTAGTGCGATTGGCGTCTGTGAAGAAATGCGTGACTATTTAAGGCAGATGGGCATTTCGAAGCAAATTATTATTGTTGCCAGTCCAAACGTCCAAGACAATTTCAAACTCCAATTGTTTGACGAGCGCAAATTGAAGGAACAAGACGGCATATGGACAACCAAAGGCTGTTTAGGAAATAAATTATTGAAGGAAATCAATCCAACGGGTATGAAAGGGTTGAAGCGAGATAAGGTAATTCAATTGGTAAAAAATATAATCAATTCGTCGTATTATTTTGTTGGTTATACCCAGTTTTCGAATGACATTGTTCGTAACCAAGGGACTAATGTGTCTGACGATGCGAAACGACGAAATCTAGAAAACGAATATGGTGGTAGTCTCATTGTGATTGATGAGGTTCATAATATTCGTATATCTGATGATAATGAGAATAAGAACGTTGCTAAAAATCTGATGTATTTAGTGAGCGTTGTAAATAATATGCGACTACTTTTATTGTCTGCTACACCAATGTTCAATAGTTATAAGGAAATCGTGTGGTTGTTAAACCTGATGAATATGAATGATAGGCGAGGAATTGTAGGCGTATCAGATATTTTTGACGCAAAGACAGGCGAATTAACAGAGGACGGTCAAAAATTACTTATACGAAAGGCGACTGGTTATGTTTCATATGTACGCGGTGAAAACCCGTATACATTTCCGTTTCGTGTATATCCGAATAAATTTGCCCCGAAAGATACGATCCAAGGCATAAAAGAATATCCGGAATACAATCTAAATGGAAGCGTGATTGATGATAATAAGAAAATCAGTAAATTACAACTATTTGTAACCCATATTGGCAGAGTTCAGGAAATGGGATACAGATACATAATGAACAATTTGAGGATGAGGGAGGCGCGCATAAGAACGACAAAAACGGGTCAGGAGCGTCTAATGCCTGGATTCAAAGAGATGAAGTCGTTTGGGTACACCGATTTGATGTTGCCATTACAGGCTTTAAATATAATTTATCCGCATGATAATCTAGCTGAATTGGCGGCGGAAATAGAGCCTGTTGTATATGAAAAAAGATTAGCTGAGAAGGAAGAGGATATAGATGAGATATCGCCGTTAAAAACAGATACAGGGGATGTAATTGATGAGATTGATGATGTGTTATTGAACGGACCGGAGGCCTCGGTTTCTACAGAACAAAAAGTAGAACCTAAAGTAGAACAAAAGGCTAAGGCTCTAGCTAAAGCAATGAAAACAAGAAAAGTAAAACAACTCATTTCAGAAGAAATAATTGTAAAGCCAAAGCCAAAAGTTAAATCAAGAAAGGCTAAAGAAGAAGGCATTCATATTATTGAAGGCGACACCCTATCAAGAGAACAGACCTTAAAAAATACCAATATACCTTCTGAGTTAGGGGACTTGGAATTAGATGAATTAGAAGACCTGGAAGACTTAGAAGAGTTAAAAGGTGGAGCTAGAGGACGACCTAAGAAAATTTTAACTGGTGTAGAAGTAGCAGAAAAACCTTTAGCAAATGCTATTGGTTCGAATATCAATCCCAAGGAATTAACCGGTAGCGAAGGCCTGAGAAGTCTAATGAATTACGAAGACAGCCGAACACCCGCAATAAAGGGCTCGTTTGAATATAAACCAGGCAAACCCCATATATTTGAACCAGGACAAATCGGCGAATACAGTTCAAAAATAGCCAATGTATGTGAATACATTTACAATACCAATACAAAGCGAGTATCGGATGGTATTATATTAATTTATTCGTCGTATATTGACGCGGGCCTAATTCCAATGGCCCTCGCATTGGAAGAAATGGGCTTTACAAGGCACAATGGTAAGTCTTTGTTCAAGACCGCACCAAAAACCAAAGTTATAAAATCAGCAAAATACATAATGATCACAGGTGACCCTCGTCTGTCACCAAACAATGACGCTGACTTGAAATCAATCACGAATGATGATAATATTAACGGTGACAAAATAAAGGTCGTCTTGATATCTCAAGCGGGTTCCGAAGGTTTAGACTTCAAGGCAATTCGTCAAATACATATATTGGACCCCTGGTATAACGTGAACCGATTGGAGCAAATTATTGGAAGAGGTGTCCGCAATTTCTCGCACAAAGACCTGCCATTCCGGAAGCGCAATGTCCAGATATTTTTGTATGGAACATGGCTAACAAATACAGAAGAGGAAGCGGTCGACTTATATGTATATCGTATTTCGGAAATCAAGGCAATAAAAATCGGAAAAGTCACACGTCTTTTAAAGCAAGTATCCGTTGATTGTTTGATTAATCACGACCAATCATTGCTAACTGCCGACGAATTAAAAGATAGCAATCCAAATATTGAACAGCTGTTGTCAGACCATACATTATTAAAGCAATTCGAAGTAGGAGACCTACCAGGGTCAGCCACTTGTGATTATGGTGAATGTGAATATACATGCCTTCCTTTACAAGATAAAAAAGAAGGAGGAGAAGAAAGCGGAGAAGCTAGAGAAAAGGTTGTAGACGGTCCCTTTAATTTGAATACATACAACGAGACATTTATGCTTGTCAATTCAGAGAAAATAATCCAAAAAATCAAGGAACTCTTTAGCGACCCAATTGATGGACGTTTCTTCTATAAAAAGAAGACACTAATGATGTTTATTAAACAACAAAAGGCATACCCAACAGAGCAAATATATTCAGCATTAACATATCTAATCAATGACAACTCAGCTTTTATTACAGACAAATATGGACGCACTGGACATTTAATAAATATAGGCGACTATTATTTGTTTCAACCCAGTGAATTAAATTATCCAAATATCTCCATATTTGACCGCAGCGTGCCACTGAATTATAAGAACGATAAAATAAAATTTGATATAAATCCGAATGTATTAAATCCAAATGTAATAAATCAAAATGTATTAAATCCAAATGTATTAAATCCAAATGTATTAAATCCAAATGTATTAAATCCAAATGTATTAAATCAAAATGTATTAGACGTTTCTAGTCCTCTTTCTCTTTCTCCTTTACCTTCACTTTCTCTTGATCCCGGTAAAGCAGTTTTAGATGCCATGTATAAGAATTACATAACAACAAAAACAGTTACTAATCCTGACAAAGGCAGTGATGATTGGTATCAGCATTGTGGAATTGTATTACAAGATATGTGTAGAAAACAAACAAGCCTCATTATAAGTAAGAGGGAAAGACTAAAAGTATTTAAATCATTGATTGATACATTTTTAGATAAATTTGTTGTTCAACATATAGTCGATTCAATAAGATTTCAAGAACGTATTGATTTGATGAACTATTTAATATCGGGCCTGGAGAAAGAGAAAGATAAGGAAAGAGAAGATTTTATAAATTTAATCAGAAAATATTTGAAAACCAAGGAATATTATGCTGAAAGATCCAAACTCACCTATGTTGTAGTCTTTGATGGTCCATCAAAACAATATAAAGATATAACTGATGAAAAAGGCAAGTCAAGTGGCAATCTAAATATATTTATTTTAAGGGCAAAAAAATGGGTCCCAGCAGAACCGGAAGACAAAAGAGATTTAGAACAACCAATCATAGATAATTATAAACTAACAAAGGAGGTTAAGAGCCAAATGAATGACAATGTGGGTTTCATTGGTTTCGAAACAAACCATAAAGATATGGTATTTAAAATAAAGGATACAACAAATAGTAGGTCATATGGATACCGATGTATTCAAGCAGGAAAAGGCAAGAAGATTATCGATACATTAGAAGAATTGGAAAGTGTAAACCCATTGTTAGCTCGCTCTGATACGGACGCAAAGGACAGTGTATTTGAATTATGTATACGAATCGAATTATTATTAAGAATATATCAAGAGGAAAAGATGGAAGGTAAAATGTGGTTTATTGATACTGAGAAGGCAATATTTAATCAGTTTGAGAAGAAGGAAAAGGATAAAGAGAAAGAATAAATATAAAAGATATTTTTAAAATATAAATAATAGTGAAATTTAATATTTTGGCTTAATAAATAAAATATTAAATAAAATTGAAAAATAATTAAAAGATATTATACATATTAAATATATAATGGACGCAACCAATATCAAGAAATCAAAATATAGACAAAAGGAGGCCAAGAATGTGTATTGTAAATCGCAAATAACAAAAACCATCATGTTGCCAATTAGTGCCATTGGCAAGGGAATTCATGAAACAATTGAACGGACAATTGGCTCCATGGTAGAAAGTAAATGTATTGTAGAAGGTTTTGTAAAGAAGGGCTCTGTAAGGGTCATAACATATTCGAGTGGATTATTAAAAGGGGAAAATGTGCTGTTTGATGTAGTATTTGAGTGCGAGGTTTGTTATCCAGTCTCAGGCATGTTGCTAAATTGTGTTGCTAAAAATATTACCAAGGCTGGTATTCGAGCAGAGAGCGCAGAGGAAACGCCATCGCCATTTGTGCTCTTCATTGCCAAAGACCATTATTATTCCAGTGATTATTTCAATACGATTGAAGAAAACGAGAATTTTGTGGCGCGTGTGATAGCACAGCGTTTCGAATTGAACGACAAATATGTCTCGATTATTGCTGAACCAGTGCCTCCGAAAGAGGAGAAGATGGGTCGAAAACCGCGACTACAATTTGACGAGGTGTAAATGGCGAGAGTTTTATAAAAATGCCACAATGTATTATATTATATTTTTTCATAATTAACATATTTCCTAAATAAAACATATTCCGGATGTAACAGTTTAAAAGGATTTTACCTTGTTAGATTAAAATGGCAGCTACTTACTATACCTCGACTATAGATATTAAAAATGATGGTGATAACATTAGCGATGGTGATATGGAGGCCGAATTGGCGCAATTAAATAAGATACGCGAGACCATTGAGAATATGTCCAAGTTTAATCAGATTGAAGTGCTTCGGATTTTGACAGGAAACAAAGATGTAATTATTAATGAGAATAAATATGGTATACATATTAATTTGAGTGAATTACGGCCACAAATTATAGAAGATTTGTTAGTATATATCAATTATGTTACTACCCAAGAGATTGAATTGAATAATATTGAGAAGCAGAAGCAGGATTATAAGAATAATTATTTTTTAAAAGATAATAAAGATAACACTAGTAATACTATTAACAATAAATATGCAACATAATTCGAGACCCCAAAGACAATCTTTTAATAATAAACCTACTTTTAATAATAAACCTACTTTTAATAATAAACCTACTTTTAATAATAAACCTACTTTTAATAATAAACCTTGTAATAAGGAATATAACGTTGTAGAAAATCTACAAGATTATATGTTTACAGGCACCAATTTGACACGATATGCTAAGGACATGTTTGCTGTAAATACTAGCACAAGCAGTAGCAGTAGCAGTAATACTAGTAAAAAGTCATATTTGGAACCAGGAAAAGATAAAAATAAAGAAAATATCAAGGACAAAACTGCTATATCTACAAATAGCAATATTTATAAACCCTTAAAGAAGGATTCGCTATTTTGGTGTTTTTTTATATTGAAATACGGGTTCTCAAAATATGAGATGGAAATTGGGTCGCAGTATTTTTTAATTGAGAAAACCGAAAAATTTAAATACATCGAAATGTTGCGAGATAAGGCAAATAAGGACCTAATGAAAATCAATAAAATAAAACCAATGTCCGAATTGGAGGATGATTTAGCTAACAAGGAAAGGATATCGGTTAAAACATTTTTTGCCCTTTGTATTATGGAAAAGATAAATGTTTTGTTAGTTGATAACCGAAAAATATACCAATCAATGAACAATGATAGCCCAACAATCAATGTTATTCATAGAAATAGCAAGACTTTTGAAAACTATATAGAGTTGAATGTAACAAATTCAAGTATTGAAAATTATAAGGAAACCTATTACAATGTTATCGGATTTGAGGATGGGTTGAAGTCGATATCATCCTACAAGGTAGATGAGTTACATGAGCTATGTAAAAAATTAAAGATTGAACTTGAGAATGATAATGATACAAAGAATGATACAAAGAATGATACAAAGAATGATACAAAGACTAATAAGAAGAAAATGTCAAAGAAATCATTATATGAACTTATTGTTCAACATTTATAGAAAAAATTGAATAAATAATATAAAAATAACTATATATTATATATATAATGTCAAAATCTAATACAATGGAAAAAAGTGGTTCAAATGAAAAAAGTCCAGAGACCCCTCATTTTCTAGTGCGAGAGGAACTCCCATCAGGTGTCGTGAATGTCAAGCCAAGATATGCCTTTCCTTTGAATTCTATTTTTAGCAATATGTCAAAACAAGACAAAATAAGGTTACTAAAAAAATCAGAAGAAGACCAAATTGACGAATTAAAAGAGCTGTATAAGGAGGAGTTTATAAATCTGCCAATCGAAAGCCAGCGCGGTATTTTAAAAAAGTTGACATACAATAACTCACAATATGATGATTATAAATTAGGAGAATATTTACCAATGATACAATTAGTGGAAAAGGATAAAAGAGAAGAACAAGGTAAGAAACAAATAGAATATAATCTCCACAAGGTGAATCCAAGACAACAGCTCTTATTTATTTCAAAACAATTGCTTGATTCGATACCTGGTAAGTATAATCAATTCGAAATGGAAGTCAAATTTGGAACACGTGGTTTTAAAAGACTAACAAAACAAGACTATGATAACGTAATAAAAAAGTTAAAGGATACTGGGTTTTATTCAAATCAGACGGATGGCTATTATTCTTTAAAAATACAGCCTGAATTTATTGATACAAGAACAGGTGAATTCAAATCATCCAATGACATGGACCGGTTTCGTGTTGAAATAAATGGGCTAACCAATATACAAGACTACTGTCGTAATAACAATCTCGAACAGCTTTTAAATACAAAAACGGTTCAGGAAGTCTCTATTATGAAGAAAACGGATGTCCGTCTTAACAAAGACGACAATAGTGATATTGTTCATAGTGCGGATTTTGACGACTTCAACTTCAGAGTCACGTATAAAAACGAAGAAAGTGTTAGCAAGACCAGTAAAATTGGACTGGAGCTGATTTCGAATTGGAATAAATCTAGAAAGGTATATCGATATATTAATCGTGTCACATTTGAGCACCATGATTATCCAGTCAAGATTGATTTAAGCATTGTCAGGTCGTCTATGAAAGATAATAGAGGCAAAATGTCAAAAACATACAATGTTCAAGATTCAAATGTATTTCAAAATAGTGAAACATATGAGATTGAAATCGAGGTTAAAAATGATGATGCCAAAATAATGTTTAGAGGACCCGAGGAACTAACAAGAAACATCGAAAAAATCACCAAAATAGTTTTATCCGGGCTCCAAAAGACCAATTATCCGGTTTCATATGTTGAGCAAAAAAAGACAATGGATGACTATATGCGTCTTGTTCATGAAGAAGAATTTAAACAGAAGAATTTGGAATACCATCCCAAAGACCGAGTGTATCCCAATGACTTTATTGGCCCCAGTTCAATCACATTACAAATCAAGAATGTAGCGCCAATAAATCCGGATATTAATGTCCCAAATATTACTGCCCCGTATTCATATGTTGTTACGGATAAAGCTGATGGTGACCGTCATCTCCTATATATTAATAGCATTGGTCGTATTTATTTGATTAATACAAATATGAATGTTATCTTTACCGGTGCCAAGACCGAAAACGACACGTGTTTTAATACCATAATTGATGGCGAGCTAATTCTTCATGATAAAAATGGCAAGTTTATCAATACATTTGCCGCATTTGACATCTATTTTGTGAATGGGTTAAATATCAGAGAGCGACCATTTGTGGAAGTGAAAACCAAGGACCCCAAACACTTTGTTGACGGGTGTCGGTTGCCAATTTTAAAGACAATTGTCAGAAGTCTTAATCCAATTTCGATTATGGGCAAGTCTCCGGAAATGAAGAAGGGTGTCGAGAAAATTCTAGAGGCGATGAAGAAGGAGAATAAAAGCCCAATTACAATCATTGCCAAACACTTTTATCCACGTTTTACGTCGTTGGAAGGCGAGATAGAGGCGGACAAGAATGATATAAATGTTAAAAGCGAAGCGACTGTTAAAAGCGAAGAACCAAATATAAATGCTAAAGTAAAAGGTGACGACTACAATATATTCGAGGCATGTAATTATATTTTACAAAGGGTTAAGAACGGTCTCTATGAATACAACACAGATGGTCTAATATTTACGCCCACATTATTAGGTGTAGGTAGCAGTCGTTTCTTAGAAGCAGGCCCTTTAAAAAAGACACGTTGGGACTATTCGTTTAAATGGAAGCCTGTAGAATTCAACACGATTGATTTCTTAATTACTACAAAGAAGGGCTCTGATGGGACTGACGTAATAACGCCCATGTTTGAAACTGGAGTAAATTTTGCTGAAGCAACGCAATTCAATCAATACAAGACACTCATTTTGCGAGTTGGTTTTGACGAAAAACGTCACGGTTACATTAATCCTTGTCAGGATGTTTTAGACGACAAAGCGCAGTCAAAAGATGATGCGGAAGACATTGGTTATAAACCGGCACAATTTTATCCATCGGAACCTTATGATGCCCAGGCAGGCCTTTGTAATATTATGTTGGAATTGGATGGCAGCAATTCGTCACAGATGTTCACTGAAGAGCGCCAAGTATTTGAAGATAATACGATTGTCGAATTCAAATACGACAAAACTAAGACTGGACTATGGAAATGGGTGCCTTTACGTGTGCGTTATGATAAGACCGCCGAATTCAGACAAGGACTAAACAGTTTTGGAAATGACTATGATACTGCCAATAGTAATTGGTACTCTATTCACAATCCTGTTACTGAAGAGATGATTGCCACGGGGCGAAATATTCCGTCTGAAATGGTTTCCGAGGATGTCTATTATAACACGACAACATCAGACAACTTAACAATTGGGTTAAGAGATTTCCACAATTTGTTTGTGAAAAAGACAATTATACAAAGCGTATCAAGAAAGGGCAATACATTGATTGATTATGCGTGTGGAAAGGGTGGAGATTTCCCAAAATGGATAGCATCGAAGCTCTCGTTTGTGTTCGGAATAGACATAGCGAAGGACAACATTGAGAACCGAATTAATGGCGCGTGTGCTCGTTTCCTGAATTACAAGAAGGATTTTGACCAAATGCCATATGCCCTGTTTGTTCACGGAAATAGCAGTCAAAATATACGCACAGGAAAGGCAATCTTATCAGATAAGGCCATCGCAATAACAAAATCAGTATTTGGCACGAGTGCACCGGATGCGCGATTGGGACCAGCAGTTGCTAGACAACACGGTAAAGGCTCAGACGGGTTCGATATATCGTCGTGTCAATTCGCAGTCCATTATATGTTTGAAAACAATACCACGTTTTACAACTTTCTAAGAAATGTTGCCGAGTGTACGAAGCTAAATGGCTACTTTATTGGGACGTGTTATGATGGCAAAACAGTGTTTAATATGCTGCGCCGTAAACCCTATGTTGACATATATGCGGGGGACAAGAAAGTGTGGTCCGTCACAAAGGATTACGAGGCGGAATCATTCGCAGACGACGACAGTTCACTTGGGTTTCAGATTTCCGTATATCAAGAATCGATTAATCAGACATTGCCCGAGTATCTAGTAAACTTCGACTTCTTTATCAACGCAATGGAGAAGTATGGCTTCATAATAGTGCCAAGAGATGAGGCCAAAACTCTTGGATTGCCGGAAGGCAGTGGTATGTTTATTGAGTTGTATTACAAGATGATGGACGAGATAAAACGCAGTCCAATGAAGGCGGTCGATTATAAAGAGGCACCAAACATGACAAAATATGAGAAGGATATATCGTTTTTAAATAGATACTTTGTATTCAAGAAGATACGAACTATTAATGCGGAGAAACTAACCAATGCGATTTTGGGGGCTTTACCAAGTGAATATGAATTTGAGGAGGCTCAGACTAAAATCGCAAAGAAGTCGGTAGAGCAACAGGAAGAAAAAGAGGGACAAAAACAAGAAGAAAAGGCTAAGCGAAAGCCAAAGGCATTACAGCGTAAGTTGGTTTTAACGGAGGCAACTGAGGCTGCTGATGAAGAGCCTATAATTGCGACTAGTGCTGCTACTACGAATGTGACTGCGACTAGTGCTGCGACTACAAAAAAAACTACAACCCGTAAGAAGAAGGCAGTTGAATTTGTGATTGAAGAATAAATAATTATTACATTATTATTTTACATTATAAAAAAGATATAAATATTGTTTACACTTATATACTAATCAATGAATTATTATATAATACCTAAAAACAATTTTAATATAAAAATAAGTCTTACAATAAGAAATGAAAATATTGCTCCAATTATGTCATATAGTCTTATTCATTTTTTGAATGACATATACACACAAATTTTACATATTGTTTCAAATAACACCAATGATAAAACATTAGAAAATATAACCAAAATAGTAAATCCATATGAGTTTATTCATACAAATATACCTGGAACCGAATTGTCTGTAAGTAAATTAAAATTATCTTCCAATATTTTTTTTGAATTACTGGAATTTTTTAATAGTTGTAACATAATGGAGCCATTTTTAATAAAAAAACAAGTTAATATCGCTCATATAACTAGAAATCATATGTCAACAAATTATTTGATAAATATGTTTTATGAATCTAATTCAGAATCTAGTTCTAATAATATAACAATCAATGAAGACTTTGATTTCAAAACCCTTTGTGACCGGTTTATAGTGAATCCTGTCTACAAAGACAAAATGGATTTGTTTATTTTTGAATTTTTAGAAGACGACTATATAAATACACCACAATACATTAATAATATGATACTTGTGTTATATATTGTTACCAAATATCAGGCTGACAATGGGACTTGTATTATAAAAATGGATAATATATTTTATAAAACAATCGTAGATATTTTATTTATTTTTTCGGCAATTTTTGAACGTGTTATTATAATAAAACCATCAATTAGTAAGGTTACAAAAGGCGAAAGATATTTGATATGTAAAAATTTCAATATTGATACTGTAAGACAGACGAAATTACTACAGCAATTAGACGAACATTGTAAACCGAAGATTGTTGACAATACGTTACATATGTTACAAATTCATTCACTCATAAAAAATGATATACCTTATTATTTTTCAAATAAATTAGAAGAAATCAATGCTGTAATTGGGCAGCAACAATTAGAATTATATGACCATATTTTAAATATTTACAAAAATAAAAATAGGAATGAAAAGTGTGAAATAATGAAGAGGAACCATATACAGAAATGTACAATGGTGTGAAAAAAATCAGATACCTTGTAATAAATCTCTAGATAATACCAATAACAATACCAATAACAATACCAATAATAACAATAACATAAATAATAATATTTTTTTAAATACGAAGAATAGGGGTATTATAAATGACAACGAGAATGACAATAACAATGATAATCAAAATATAGAATTAATTGTAAATGATAAGGAAGAACAAGAAAAAGTAGAAGTAGAAGCAGACTTGGTTGCCTTGGTTACCTTAGTAAATGAAATGGTGGATTTTGTTATAAATGATAAATGATAAATGATAAATGATAAATAAGAGGTATTAAGGTAATGTAGCGCCAATATAATTACCAGCAGCATTTTGATTTACACTAACATAACTGTCAGACACGTCCGCTACCTGTTTCGAACATATTTGATGATTTTGACGTTGACCTTGAAAGAAAAACGGGTTACCGCTATAGGTAGCCGCTGAACAACTGGCTGATTTAAATTTGTATATAAACGGTGTATCGGGTGTTTGTCCATTCACAATATTCTGAACCGAATTGGCTCCCTTTAGTCGCCGAACATTGGCAGCATTTGTGCTAATCGTATCTACATTCAGTTTCAAAATGCGTGTACTACTAGAGACACCACCTTGTTGAGCAAATTGAGGATTATTCGGTTTATAATAGACGCGACTGCATCCTTTTGAATTACTTGGTCCTTCCAAAATAGCACTATTATATGGGTTGCTGGCAACCTCATACAAATAGGCAAGAGCGTCTTCTGATTGTTGTGGCGAATATAATCGAGTCTTTAAGAAATTAATAAATTCTTCGAGTGAGCCAGGATTTAATGTAACCAGCAATTCGTATTGTGCCTGGTCTAATAGTTCAAGATTTATCATTGAGTTAGCTACAGCAGTTATGAAGCCAATTTCAATGCCCTGATTTATTGTGCTATTGGGGTTACATTGCGCCACATAATAATTGACTAAAGATAGTGGACTACCAGGTTTAGCATACTCAATAAGTTTTGCGCTAATGAACGGATACTTAGATATTATATTGAGGACATTTTTATCAACTTCACCATGAACAAAGTTGAACTGACGTTGCTCGAATGTTTGGCAACGATTGTATAAATACATGTATTGTGTCTGATAGTAGTCCTTCTTTACTATCGTGCTACTCGGTAAAACGCGCTGTCTTGCCTTTCTCTGTTGATTACAGCATAGTAATGGATTGGTTACATTCTCTTGCGGTTTCTCTGTCAAGTTATTTATAGGATACCAGCTCGAAACTAGACCAACTCCTTGACATGTTTTACAGTCGGCGTCAATCTTTGAAGTGTTATTTAAGGATTGCTCCGCTGTTTCCGGTTTATTATCCTTAACAATGAATTGCCCAGGTCCATCCATCATTTGACCAATTAATCCTGAACCACCTGAACCACCACCCAGTGAGGCACCTGACGCGGATTTAACAGCTCTGTTTACATTGTAGTCAATCTGTAATTGTTCGGCATTTTCTAATTCGTTTTGAGGATTTGTTAGATAATGAACAGGTATTACTGTGCCTTTTCTATAATGTTTAATAGGTCTCGCTAGACCAAATCCAGTAGGAAATACGTTACCAGGGTCATTGTTTGTTAAAGGGCGAATATGTGTAGCAGTTGTTCCAACAGGATTACTAAAGATACCTTTTCCTTTCCATGATTTATAACCACCTTGAGGTAACCGATTATTCCATGAATTCATACCTTGAGGATAAAATGCTGAAGACATTATAAAATATAAAAAGAAAATAAATGTAGTATATATAATAATCAATGGTTTTGATATATTTATTAATTGCCTTTTTTATATCTTTGTTAACTTATCAATTGATTTTAGCATTTTATCCAACAATAGAAGGTATGGAAACAAATGATAACAATAAATATAAAACTAAAAATGGTGAAACATTAAATTATGAAGACTATCCAACAGACCCATTAGTATGTTGTAAGCAAAATTCAGGAAATATAGATTATTTAAAGGGACGGGTTGACGACATGTCATCTAACAGTGTTGATATTAGTAAAATTCAGACAGATATGGCGGCACTTCAACAACAAGTGGATGATATGGGAACACAAATGTCCGAATTGGCTGGAAATATGATATCACAAGAACCAGTAGATACGAGTGCGATTGAGGGTTCAGACCAAACTACTGGAGATGAAATGCCAGTAGACGAAATGCCGGCAGACGAAGAAGAAATGTCTTAAATAAATTATAAAATGAAATTATAAAATGAAATTATAACTATTTTATAATAAAAACAATTAAAACAATTAAAACAATAAAATATTTATATCTATATAATTTAAGTATAATATAATGCCTTCAACATCATTATTGGGAGATGATTATCCTTATTACAATTATATCAGAACACCTAGTGAGCTTGGTATGTCTACTAAAGGCACATTGGAGACCGTTGGTAAGGATGTCCTTGGATTAGGGGCATATGCTGCTACATTGGCAACTGGAGGTAGTTTAAGTGGAAAATGGGCTACAAGTGGTCGCCGCCCTTTAGGCAACCAATATTTTTTACAATCGGGTGGAAAATGTAATGATGTAAAAAGTGGACTCGAAGTTGACAGATACATATATGTAAACAATGTGCCGATGGGACACGTGCCTTTTGTATCGTCTCTTATAAATGCCAATTTTAAGGATCTAAGAGGTCTAATTCCCGGAACCATTGAACAATTAAATGTCTTTAATCCAGTTGCGATAATTCGTGGGTTGGCTGCGGGTAGTGAGCCGGATTGCCAAGAACTAACAATGCAGACAATTGATATAAATAACAATATATCAAAAGAGACACATTTTGTTACACTCGCAGATATACAAGCGATGGATAATTGTACGTTTTTAGATAAGAAAAATCCTATTACTGGAGAAGTTTGTAGAGAAACATTTAGTAACATGGATGTAGTAGATACAAATTCAAATATCATAGATACAAATGCGGACCCGTCTTTAAAAACCTATGGTCCTGATTTAACAAAGGATATAAAGAATCAAATGTATTTTATTTCGGTTGGCATCTTAGGTGTCTACGTTGCGTTCAAGGGGCTACAGAAAATGAAGCTTATACCACAATAAATAACCAATAAATAATTAAATAATTTAACCTAATTTATTTAATTATATTTATCTTCTTCTATAACGACGACTTTTACGTCTGCCGCCTAACATACTACCAGCACCATATCCAGCTCCAGCACCATTGGCATTAGAAGCAGGTGATTGGAACCGTCCATTTATATCCCTATTAGTATTGTTGTTAACGTTAGTAGATGATATGGCAGCACCACCTGATTCTATTCTTTGTACTGCGTCGTCATATATTTTTTCGGCATTCTTCTCTGCCATTTGTTTTGCGTTTTTTGCTTCAGCAAGACCTAATTCCTTTTGAATCTTTGGCTTTTCCGAAGTGTCTGCCTTATTTAGTCGGTCTCGAATTTCCATAATATCTTTTTCAGTTACTGAACCAAAAAAACTCGAAAAACTAAACCCACCTCTCTGAGTTCTTCTACTTCTTCTCGTATTTCTTCGTCTACCCCTACTTTGTCTTCTTCTATGCGTATGTCTAACCATTTATATTATTATATGAGAAATAATATAAATCTTTTATTAATAATACTTTATTTTTGAACCATCTTGAACAATTCATAACCAGCTAAACCTCCAGCAACTTGGGCGACAATATAGGGGATTAAATCCGCGCGAGCGAGTCTGCCAGCGTGCATCAAAGCAATGGCAACAGCGGGGTTAAACGCACCACCTGAAATGGCGCCACCAAGGAGGACAGCGACGGCCAAAGCGGCACCGATTGCTAAATAATTGCCAGTGGCAAATATAACAAATACGAGGAACAATGTTCCTAAAAACTCAACAATATACTTGTGTAACATTTTATATTATACTTCTAGAAAAAGATTTACTTTTCCACCTTTTTATTCCACCTTTAAGAAAGGTGGAGCCAAAAGATGAATACAAAAGATGAATACAAAAGATGAAGACAAAAGACCAATACAAAATGGATGTTTTGGCTCCACCTTTCTCAAAGGTGGAAAAAGGTGGAATTAGTACCCCTGTCTTGGCAATGCTCCCCATGCTCCTAAAGCTGGACGCAAACTCGTATTGTAAATCGACCCCTTCTTCTTTGGTGCCGAACATCCTCCCGACCTAGCACGCTGTAAAGCACTGCGCGTCCCACTTGGATAGTAATTTTTAGTCGACGTTGGTGCGTCTAAAGGTAATCCAACTTTGAAGCCTGACTTTCCAACCGCCACACTTTTTCTGATATCAGTCAACATGGATGATGGAATCGGAGCAATATAATTGACATGACTAGATACTGGAATTTGTCTTTGTGATGACCAAGATGTAAATACAATCGGAGGAGATTGTTTTCCTAAAGCATCTTGTTGGGCCTTTGTTTTGGCACTTATCCCAGTTGCTCTTAAATATTGCGCCCTGGCATTCACGCTCATGTCGGAGTATACGGGCTCCTGAGAAGGGAAGAATTGTTGCGGGGTAGGGTTCTTTCCTGTAAGAGTGCCGTAACTATGATAAGCCATTGTGAATGGGTAATTATTTGTGCTTAATGGTCCGGTAATTGGTGTATTTACATATCCTGAGTATGCCTGCGAACCGATTGATGTTGTAATTCCATAAGGAGTAGTCATTTAATATAGATTATGAAAAAATATTAAATACTTTTTAAAAGAAAAATGCCAAGGTAATTAATTAATCGACTCAAATTGTATTTTTGCCCAATTAAAATTAAATGAATTTGAAAGGAGTTTTATATACAGTCCTAATATTCCTCCACTAGTTGCCCAAACCATCTGACCAGCTCCATAGTTTTGGGAAGCAATATATGAGCTATTTATATCATAAGAGCTATGGT